AGATGGTTCTATTGATGGATATGATACTAATGGAGATGGTTTAATCGATAAATATGCATATGGTAATTCAACTATTAGAAATAAAAATGGAAAATTACCTTATTATGCCAGACCTGAGTTTGATTGGAGTGATAGAAATAAATGGATAAACGACCAAAATGCGATAAACTATTGGTTATATCATAGAGATAAGATTACATATCCTACTGATTTTAATTCAAAAACATATTGATTTATTTGTAAATTTCAAAAAGTTTTATTATCTTTGTATAATATTAAATAAAAAATATGAAATTAACTAAAATCGAATCAACTCCTTTTACAAAATCAGATGAGGAATTGATATTAAAAACATTAAAGCGTTATGCTAGCAAAACAAACCTTTCGGCAGTTTGTACAAGAAGTGTTAATCTACCATTTAGAGCATTCTATCTTAACACAGAAACTCCACTTCTTTTAATTAATCCATATATCACAAAATATTCTAACGATGCATTTCAATCTACTGAAATGTCTGAATTTGATACTAATGGTAAAAATAGAATTGTAGTTAGAGCATTTTCAATTGAAGTACAAACTGATAATTTAGGTTTAGTGGTATTCAAGGGTGATATGGAAAATGATAGAGAAGGATTGGATGAATGTATTTTTGCTCAACAGATGATTGACCTATTAGATGGTATAACAATCGCTGATAAGAATATAAATCAACCAATTAAAAAACCAATTCAATATGAAAGAAACCAAATAGTTATGGCTAAAGACCCTAATGGTAATATTGAGCAAATAAAATATAAACATATATCAAAGTATATGGAAAAGGGTTACGTTTTAATGTAATATGAAAATGAATCAAAAAGAATTAAACGATGTTTTAGCTAATAAAATAGTAGAACAATCTAATCAACTGATATCAATACAAATATTATTATATTCATTAGTAGATTTGGTTATAGAAAAAGAATTGGTTTCAAAAGAAGAATTAGAGGAGATGATAGATAGTAAAAAAGCTATTGTTGAACAATGGATATCATCGGAGTTAAAATCTCATATCAAAGATGATTCTTCATATATGATGCATTTTGGTAAACCAGGAGAAGCTTAAAAATAAAAAATTATGGAATATATTTTGATTGCATTATTAATTGTAATAATTGGATTATTGTATTACACATTAAAAACTGCATTGGATAAGATAGAAGTTTATGAGCAATTTATACTAAATAGAAGAGATGCTTATTATCAATTATTACAAAACATTAGGGATATTGATGCTAAACAAATGTTCGAGAAAGATGATGAAGTTGGAGTTACTTTTGATGAGATTAAAAACGAAATAGAAGAATTTAAAAACATTATAGAATAAAATGCCAAGAAAACCAAAAACTCCTAAAAGTAAAATGTATTTTACTTTGGAAACGGAGGAAGCAATAATAGCTTACAATAAATCCGAAAACCAAAGAGAAAAAAATACATTATATGTGGAAAAAATAAAATATCCATTTGAAAAAATAGCGGAAAACGTTTTGAATACTTATAAGTTTTCTTATTTTGATGATGGACATGGAGATGTGAAGAGAGAAGTAGTATCTCAAATGATTTATAAAATCCATATGTTTCAGGAGGGTAAAGGTAAAGCATTCTCTTACTTTACTAGAATGGCATTAAACCATTTAATTCTATTAAATAATTCAAACTATAAAAGGTACAAACAGAATGAATTGATGTCTGTAATGCCTGAAAGTTGGAATCCATCGGAAGATACATTGGCAATTGAAACGGATAGTAATCACGTTGAATTCAGAACTCTTATGTTATCATATTGGGATGTTAAACTAAATGTGGTGTTCGATAAAAAAAGAGATATACAAATTGCAGATGCTATATTAGAATTGTTTAGGAGAGTTGATTACATTGAAAATTTTAACAAAAAAAGTTTATATCTGTTAATAAGAGAAATGACAGGTCATAAAACACATTACATAACAAAAGTGATTTCAACTATGAAAGTACATCAAGATGCAATTTTGGAAGAGTACTTAAATACAGGTGATATCACTATAGAAGAAGATATATTTTATAAATGATACAAATAGGAATAAGTTGCTATTATCACGATTCATCCGCTTGTTTACTTAAGGATGGTAAGGTATTATTAGCAGTAGAGGAAGAAAGATTTAGTGGTATAAAGCATGATAGTTCATTTCCAGAAAAATCAATTAAGTGGATTATTGAAGAATCTGGATTTAGTTTTGAGGATATTGAAGAGGTTTGTTTTTATGAAAAACCTTTAGTTAAAACACATAGAGTTGTAACAACTTGTCTAAAGAATTTCCAAATTAAAGATGCATTTAAATTTGGAATAAAGGGAATCAAACAATATTTTAATTTAGTAAAGAAAACAAAATGGATGTTTTCTAAAGCTGAAATTAAATTTACATCACATCACAATTCACACATTGGATATTCATATTTAACTTCTCCATATAGAGAAGCGGCGATATTGAGCATTGATGGTGTTGGTGAGTGGGATACGACAGTTTTAGCACACGGAAAAGGAAATGGTTGGGAAACATTAGAGACTACAAAATTTCCACATTCATTGGGAATGTTATATTCTACATTTACCGCTTTTTTAGGATTCAAACCTAACGAAGGGGAATATAAAGTAATGGGATTAGCACCATATGGTAACCCTAAAACATTTTCACATAAATTTAGAGAAATAATTTATCCATCTAAAAAAGGTGGGTACACTTTGAATATGGAAATGTTTGATTACCATAAGAGTGATGAAGTTATGTTTACATCTAAGTTATCGGAACACTTAGGAATCTTACCTAGATTACCGGAAGAAGAAATTACACAAGAACATAAGGATTTAGCAGCAACAGTACAATTCATTTATGAGATGTACTTTTTTCGTTTATTAAAAGATTTACATCGTAGAACTAAATGTGATAATTTAGTATTAGGAGGAGGTTGTGCATACAATGGAACTGCTAATGGTAAAATTTCTAAAAAGACAGGATTTAAAAATGTATGGATTCCTTCAGCACCATCTGATGCGGGTTCTGCAATAGGAGCATGTTTAATTTCATATTGTGGAAATGATAGTAACTCTTCACAAAGAGCTGATAATACAAATCCATATTTAGGCCCAAAATATTTAACTGATTCTGTAAAAAAAGAATTACAAAATTATAATAAAAAATTAATATACAATAAATTGTCCGATGATGAAATTATTTCAGTTGTTGCAGATGCAATTTCAAATGGTAAAGTTGTGGCTTGGTTTGAAGGTAGATTGGAGTTTGGTGCTAGAGCCCTTGGGCATCGTTCTATTTTGGCTGACCCTACAAATGGGGAAATGAAAAGTAGAATAAATAAGATAGTAAAGAAAAGAGAAGGATTTAGACCTTTTGCACCAATTGTAAAGTTAGGAGATGTTTCCACATATTTTGAATGGGATAAATCAGTTCCATATATGAACCAAATCGTAGGTGTTAAAAAAGAATATAGAAATATGTTACCTGCTATTACTCATGTTGATGGAACTGCTAGAATTCAAACTTTAGAAAGATATCAATGTGTAAGAATTTATGATTTACTTACGGAGTTGGAAAAAGAAAACGAATACCCTATAGTTCTCAATACATCATTTAATATTAAAGACCAAACAATGATTAGAGACCCTAAAACTGCAATAGATACATTTTTAGATATTGGATTAGATATGTTAGTATTAGAGGATTATGTTATAACTAAGAAATGAAACGAATAGTTGCATATGGAGATAGTTGGACAGTTGGAGAGGGTTGTAATAGAGAAATCGAAGACACTCTCTCTAAACACGAAAAGATAATCTTCCAAAAAGAAAATAGTTGGGTTAGACACTTAAGTGATAAATTGGGATTACCTTATCAAAATAATGGGATAAGTGGGAATCCCAATAATGTTATATTCAATCAGATAGTAGATGACGTAAAGAGTGGCGAGACAACTAAGAATGATTTGGTTATTATAATGTGGAGTTCATCATTAAGAGATTACCTACCATTTTTCCCAAAAGGGCCTAAAGGTGAATGGTTAAGTTGGAGTACTAAGCATCTAATGGAAACTCCCGATAGATTTTTTACATCGACTCAAACAGAGAATAGATACTATGATTTCTTTATGGAGGATTATAAGAAATTCTATTTAGTTAATCTATATGAGGAGAATTATTATAGTATAGTTAACCAAAACTACATTGTATTTTTACAGGAATTTTTTAAGCATTATAAAATATCTCACATCTTTATAGATGGTATAGAAGATATGTTTATGGGTATTTTGCCTCATTATGACAAGACGAGTTTGATAGATAGTAGGGTTTATTGGGAATTCCGAAAACAAACCGCTAGAGGGTATCTAAATACGTTTAATAGAGCTGATTTATGGGAGTACACCGAACGATGGGATACGAGAGGAACTCAACATCCCAACTTAGAAGGATACCAATTATTATCCGAAGAGTTCTATAGATTTATGGATTCACAAAAAATTATATAATAAGGTATTTATTAGTATGGCAAAACAACAATCTACAGATTTTGTGATGTTTGGTGAAAAGAAGTTATCTGACTTATTCGGTGAGATATATTCTAACCAACATTCAAAAAAACAGAAAATAAGTGATTTGATTGAGGAATTCAAAAAACAAATCAGACATGCGGGGGATATTGCATCCATTGGTCCTGTTATTAAGGATTTAGTTAAGTTCTCAGTAGAGAATGATGATATATTAATTAGATTAGCAACAATTGGACAAAGATTTGTTGCGATGGAATACAAAGGAACTAACGATGGAGGATTATTATCCGACAAAGAAAAGGAAGAGTTATTGGGTGAATTGGAAAAGATTTCAAAGGATGTTCAATCTAAAACTATGGATAAGGTAGATGATATTGAATATGAATTGGAAGAAATCCAAAGGAAACTTGAGCAAACTAAAAAATAATGAGTGATTTTTTAAGAACGGTATCTGGGTTTAACCCTAGCACGACTAATGATAGGATAAACCCAAAAAAAAGTACAACCTACTTAGCTAAAGTAGAAAGGGTTTACTTGGATTCCGATACAGACCAATCAGGTAATCCTATTGCACCTGGAGTATGTTTAGTTAAACCAATTGCTACGAGCACACAACAACCTCTTTTAGTATATCCATTGGATGAGATGTTTTTAAATGTTCCATTGCAAAATGAAATAGTCGAATGTTTTGGTGATTCCGTTGTACCATATTATAGAAGATATAATTTTAATACTACTATAAACAATTCAAATACTAAGCAAGCAGGGGCTAATGCTTTAGGTAATGTATTAAATCCTAGTAAAACTATAAAGGATTTTAAGACAATGGCCTTATCCTCTAATACTGGGATATCAAGTGCGTTAAATTCAGGAGGTTATTTTAAGCCTAATACAAAAATTAAAAGATTAAAACTATACGAAGGTGATACTATGATACAATCTCGTTTTGGACAATCAATCCGAATGAGTGGGTATAATAATGGTGGTAATAGTTTTTCTCCAACAATTATAATACGAAATAAACAAGCAGAAGGAGGATTATTAGGAGGATTATTTGGAGGTAATGATATAGAAGAAGATGTAAATAAAGATGGTTCTACTATTGCCATAACAAGTGGTAAATATAAATCAGATTTTATACCAGGTTCACCTAAACCATTAGTAGGAACTAACTTTAAAATGAATCCTGCTAAAAATAATCCAAATCCAATATTAGCACAAAATTCTGATGCATTTGAAGCATATCCTTCTTCTTTAGATGGAAATCAGATATTAATCACATCTGATAGATTAGTATTTTCTTCAAGAAAAGGTGAGATGATATTTTGGTCAAAAAACCACTATGGAATAATAACAGATGGTATATTTTCCGTTGATACAAATTTAGGGGTTACTATAAATTCAAAAGGAAATGTTGATATACAATCTCCTGATAAGAAATTTACTATATACAATGGTGATAATGGTACGATTGATATAGGTAATACTAATACACAACAGGCGGTAAATGGAGAAAGTTTAGTTCAAGTTTTAGATGAATTAATCACTTCTATTATAAATTTAGCGGATTCTGGATTACTTACTCCTGCGGGGCCTGTTAGTGGTATGAAGAAAGGAACGAGAGATGAGTTTACTACCTTAAAAAAAGATTTAGAGAATAGACTCCTTTCCGTTGCAGTTAGAATTTCAACCGGTAAGCCACCTACTCCTTAATACTTACTAATATGCCAGGATGGGAGACATTTAGACAACAAGTTAGAACAACTATGGAACTATTACCCGCCGATTCGGATGATTTGGCTAAGGTATTAGCTACCGCATATGATATCGCGGTTAAGACTCCACCTGCAGGAGATTTGACAGTTGGAAATCCTGTATTAGCAGGAAATGTAACCGCATTGGAAAATGTAATTAAAAGTGTATTCGATTTACAACTTGTAAGTGCAGAACAATTACCTTTGTTTGAATTATTTACCAATGGATTCCAAGCATATTGGGCGGGTTCTACCTTACAAATAATTAGACCATGTTTGTTTCCGATAGCACCATTAGCCACTGTAAATACTCAGACGGTAAGTGTATTATGTTCTAATCCTGGACAAAAGATACCTTTACCCGCTGAATTAATACGACCGGAAAGTAGTACTACACCATTTATAGAAAATTTTATAAATGCAGCTGAAATGCATTTTAAAACACTCACCGGTGAATATAATGTAATGGCTTTATACGGAGTAGCACCAACTGCAACTACTGGTCCTGGAATCGTTCCATGGGTTGGATATACTATTGATGCATCTAAGATAATTGAAAATAATGAAATAGAATTAAAAAATTTATTACAAAGTTTAGGTGGGTTTGAGACAGTTGAAGATTTGGTTTTTGCATGGGAAAATGGTGCATCTGATTCCGGTTCACTTGAAAACTTATTAAATGGTGCGAGTGGTTCATTTAATGAAACATCTGGTTCTATCAAAAAAGAAGATAACGATTTCAATGTAGTTTGTTCTAGAGTTATTAAGGAATTGGAAGGTGGATATTATCATCCAGATATGTTAGCGGATGGAAGAATTAAAGATGGTAGATATAGTGCATCGGGAGAAACTATGTATGGAATTGATAGAAAAACAGGTGGAACTATTAATGAAACTGCAGAAGGAAGAAAGTTTTGGTCTTTAATAGATGCTAAAGGAGCAAGGTCAACCTGGAAATATAATTTCCTTCCTACCGACCCATTGAAAACTCAATTGTATAAATTGTGTTGTGCTATGATAAAACGAAATTATGATAGTTTTCTTAATAGATATATAGGAGACCAAGAGATTATAAATGTTATAAATTCAGATGGTAGATTAATGTTTAACTTTGTATATGCAACTTGGAATGGTCCAGGTTGGTTTCAGGGGTGGGCGAGTGAGATAAAAGCTAAGTATTTAGGAGGAATGAAGGATTCAGGAGAACTTGCATCATATTTCGTAAAAAGAAGAATTAGTAACAAAGGTGTGTTATCAGGAGGAAATAAACAAAATTCACTTATTGCACAAGGAGGTCAAAAGATTTCTAAGATATTGGGTATATCATTTGGAGCATCTGGTATATCCGATAGTACGTTAACTGCGGCTACAACCCCTACTACTAAAAAAGTATCTCAAGGATAATTTTACCAAATAATAAAACTAAATATTTATATAAACAACAAACAATGTATGGACACGAACAAACTATTTAAAGCAATTCAAATAATCGTTCAGGAGGAAGTAAAAAAAGAAATTTCTCTTATTAAAGAAGAAATAAGAAAAGAGGTGTTAGCAGAGGTTAAGCAATCACAACCGATTAAACAACAATCTTCTCTTAAATCATTAGTAGAAGAAAGTGCTGACCCTTTCGATTTAGCTAACAAAATTCTTAATAGAGATAGAGAAGATAAACAATACTCTAGTAATCCTCTATTAAATCAAGTTTTAAACGAAACGGCCATTAGACCTAATTTTTCTAGAACAGATGGTGAGTATGGTACTATAACTCCAGAAATGATTGGATATGGTAATCCACAAATGGGTATGCAACCACAATATGCTAATCCATCTGCTCCAATCAGTACCGGAAATGATATATTAGATAAAGCAATCGCAAGAAGTGCTAAGGTTTTGGCGGCAAGTAAAGATAAAAATAGATAATGGCAATCATAACCGGCCCTAAGTTAGTAAAAGACCTACCTGAAAAGGATAGGGTAGCAATCGGAATAACTCTCCCAATTCAAAGAGGGAACGGGGGATTCTTTGCTCAATCTTACCAAACTTCGGAGCAGGTTAAATCTAATATTAAGAATCTTATCTTAACAAGAAAAGGTGAGAGAATTATGCAACCGGATTTTGGAACAACTCTATATGATGCACTTTTCTCATCAAATACAGATGATTTAGAAACAGAAATTGAATCATCTATAGAAGATGCTGTTCGAAAGTGGATGCCATATGTATCAATTGAAGATATAGTGGTAGACCAGTCAAATACAAGTAGAGATACATACTTCTTTACTGTTACACTTAAGTTCAGAGTTTCAGGTCAACAAAATTTAGAGACAGTAACATTTAATGTAATCCAATAATGGCATTTAAAGTAACAAATAAGAATATAGGTAAAAATAGTAGAGATATATCTTACTTAGGTAAGGATTTCGAAGCATTTAGAAATAATCTAATCGAATATTCTAAAACGTATTTTCCTAATACCTATAATGATTTTAATGAAACCTCTCCTGGTATGATGTTCATAGAAATGGCATCGTATATAGGAGATGTATTGGGATATTATACCGATTCTTCATTAAAGGAAAGTTTGATACAATATGCCGGAGAAGAGAAAAACGTATTCGCATTAGCTAGCCTATTGGGGTATAAACCAAAATCAACTGCTCCAGCGGTAACTACTTTATCAGTTTATCAATTATGTAAATCAGATGCGGGTGGTAATGTAGATACTAGATATCTACTTAGAATAAATTCAGGATTAACGGTTAAATCAACTTCAAATGGAGATATAACATTTAGAACGGTTGAAAACTTGGATTTCAATGACCCTACTAACAGAGAGATAAGTGTATATAGTGTAAATGAACTAACAAATAATCCAGATTATTTTTTAATAAAGAAACAAATACAAGCGATATCTGCAACTGAAACTAGTGTTACAAAGACATTCGGTTCAGCAGAATCTTTTTCCTCTATTATGTTAGATGAAACCAATGTAATTTCTATCGAATCGGTAACAGATGAAGATGGTAATAAATGGTATGAAGTTCCATATTTGGCACAAGAAACCATATATATTGATTATCCTAACGTAGAGCAAAACGACCCAGATTTATATCAATTTAGAGATACTGTTCCGTATTTACTTAAGTTATTAAAAACAAGTAGAAGATTCACATCTAAGGTAAATGATGATTTTACCACATCAATTCATTTTGGCGGAGGAGATAGTTCTCTATCTGATGAACTTTTGATACCAAATGTAAAGAATGTGGGATTAGGATTGAATAGTTCTATAGATAGGATTGGAGAATCATATGACCCAACTAATTTTCTTAAGACAAAGACATACGGTCAATCTCCAGCTAATACAACTATAACTGTTAATTATTTAATAGGAGGAGGAATGGGTTCAAACGTTTCTCAAGGAGATTTAACTTCTATAACTACAATTGTATTTGATGATAGTTCAGTTACTACATCTGATTTAGATGAAACAATATTAACATTTGTTAAGAATTCTGTAGCTGTGGAAAACGAAATACCCGCTAAAGGTGGTAGAGGAGTTGATACTATTGAAGAAATTAGAGAGAGTGCATTGGCGAACTTTGCATCTCAGAATAGAGCAGTAACTGCAAAGGATTATCAAGTTAGGGCTTTATCAATGCCTTCTAAATTTGGTTCTATTGCTAAAGTATTTGCTATTGGAGATAATTCATTGAATTCAAACTCACCTGAAAGTATATTAAATTCAACTGATAACTTAGATGAGTTCACTAATATAGTTAAAACTATTTCAACATACGCAATTTCACAAGGTGGAAATTTACCATCAACTACTGAAATCAAAGATATTGTAAGAAGTTTTGTTCAAAAGACAACTCAGAAGGCAGAATTGACGAATCCATTTGCAATCAACTTATATACATTGGGTTACGATTCAAACGGAAATTTAACCAATCTTAACAGAGCGGTTAAGGAGAATTTAAAGACGTATATAAATGAATATAGAATGTTAACAGATGGTATTAATATAATAGATGGATTTATTATCAATATCGGCGTTAACTTTGAAATAACTACATATAAGAATTTTAATCAAAGAGAAATTGTTTTAACTTGTATAAATGAGTTAAAATCATTCTTTGATGTAAACAACTGGCAATTCAACCAACCAATTAATCTTTCTGATATAGAATTAACACTTGCTATGGTAGAGGGTGTTGCATCTGTTCAAAATGTAGAGATAGTTAATAAATGTGGTGGTCTATATGCTAGAAATAGTTACGATATAAAAGCGGCAACAAAGAATAAGATTATCTATCCATCGCTAGACCCATCTGTCTTTGAAGTTAAGTTTCCTGATAAAGACATTAAAGGTAAAGCGATATAATGATATACTTTGTAACGGCATCAAAAGATGCATCTGTTTATAGTTTATATGTGAATAAAAACACAGGTTTAGATGAGATACTAACTATATCTAAACATTACTCACGCTTTGCGGAAAGAGATAATACTAGAACATTTATTAATTTTGATATAGAAAATATTCCATCGTATGTAACTGCTTCATCTGCTACCTTACACTTAAAACTTACTCAACCCGAAGAGTTGGCAGTAAGTTATTCAGTATATGGATATCCGGTAACTGAAAGTTGGAATATGGGAAGAGGAACATGGCCTGAAAATATAAATACCGATGGTATAAATTGGACTAACCAAACAGGTGTAGATTATACAATAGAAACATCTCAGACATTTACATATTTTGATGATGATATCAACATGGATATTAAACCTATATATGATTATTGGACAGGTTCTGCTAATTATGGTATAAGATTATCTCACACATCATCTGCGGAAGAAACATCTTTAGATTATGGTGTATTAAAATATTACTCAAAAGAAACTAATACTATTTTTCAACCACTTCTTAAATTAGGGTGGGATGACCAAATTTTTACAACCGGCTCATTAACAGCATTAACTGAATCTCAGATTATAGTACGAAGTAAAGAATTGAGAGATAATTACAAAGAAGGAAATAAGGTTAGAATAAAAGTAATAGGAAGAAGTTTGTATCCAACTAAAACGTTTACAAACGCCTTTTCATATAATGATATTAAATATTTACCTCAAACTTCATACTATGCTGTTAGAGATGAGATAACAAAAGTTAATATAATAGATTTTTCAGATTACACAAAAATCAGTTGTGATTCGACCGGTAATTATATTAATTTAGATACTTCCAACTTCCCTACAAATAGAGTTTATAGATTATTATTTAAGATAGTTAGAGATGGTATAAGTGAATTTATTGAGGATGATTTAACCTTTATAATTAAGTAATGGAATTTGAATTAATTAAAAAATCTTTACAGGATAGTGGTTCTTTTGCTGCTAGGGATAAAAAATCGCCATACTTTGAAACATCGGTAACTGATGCTAAAGGTGGGTTTGTATATGCTCCATCTAAAAAAAGAGTATATAATACCGATGAATTAAAAAAGGCAATCGATGTAAATGTTTTTGAATTAATACCTGATGGTCAGGAAACTGAATTAGATTTAGTTCCTAGACCAGTTTATAATGATGTAACTCGTTCATTAGAATTAGCAAACGGAACAATAGCATCTCAATCAGTTGAAATAGGAAATCTTGAATCACAAGTATCGGAGCTAACATCTATATCAGCATCATTGGATGTTCAATTAGATAATGAAAGATTACTTAGAGTAACAGCAGAATCCAACTCAGAACAACTTAGAAAGCAATTTGCATTAGTAAATGATACATTGCAAACATCTCTTCAACGTTCTGTTTTGGAGGGGATAGATAGAACTGCACTACAGGCTAGAAATGAAGGTCAGGGAGCAACTGTTCAATCTCTTTCAAAGCAAGTGGATAGTTTAACTCAGCAATTGAATGGTAAAAATGCCAGATTAGCGGAAGGAGCGAAAGCAGGTGCTGATATAACTGCTAGAGTAGTGGAAAAATCAGACCCTGGTAAAAAAGATATTGAACTTAAAAACAATATTGATAATCCTGCCGGTAAGTGGATAAACGGTCCTACTGTTGAATTATTCAATACTACATTAGAAGACCAAACTGTTACTATTAGTATGAAGAATACTGAAGCTTGGATTAGTGGGCCTTCTATAGTTAACCTTAAACCACAGGAAAAGGTTGAGGTAACACTTCAATTAGATATTAATAAAATTAATGGATTGGAGCCAACACCTAGAAAGTTTTTATTCTTCGGCGGAGGTTCTGCAAAAGAATATACTGGTACAATTGTATTTAAGACAAAAAATGGAGAAGTTTCTTTTTCAGCTAATATGAATAAGACTAGACAATAATTATGGCACTAAGTAAATTTAAAAATATAGATGATGTATTAAAGAAGGGAACTTCCTTAACTACCGAGCTTAGTTCAACTGAATTTAAGTTAATAGATAAAGGATTTATACCAACTCCATTTGATATAGGTAATAATGATGTATTGGAATTTTTATTGTATGACTCTAGTAATAATGTTTTAGAGCAAAAAGATTATGGTAATGTTAGATACATTCCATCTTCCGAAATTCAGGATTACATAATACGAAGTGAAAATATTATAGATAAGGTATATGATGGAGGTGGATTTTTAATAGATGTAAAAAGATTAGTTAAAGAAGCCGGATACAATACTGGAATATTCAGAGTTCAATTTAACTTTGTGAATAACAGAGTAGGTAGTAATATAGAAATGGATAGAATGTGGATACATCAAATTTCACCATCTAGAAGTGAATTAAGATTGTTACCATATAATAACTTCAATGAAACTAATCCATATGAAGTTGATATAATGATTGATTTAAATCAGGCTTATAGTAGTTTTGTAAATGGTAAATTTAGTGGAGACGAAGTTTATTCTGAAATAGATGAAATAATAAATAGATTGAATGTGGCTGATTTACAAGCATCTTTTTCAAAATCTAAATCCAAAGATTATATAGATAGAATACAATATGAATTCAACATTCAGAATTATGACCTATTTTTTACAAAGATTTTAGAATCTATGAAAGAATCAGTTAGACACACTTTATTGCACAAAAATGCAGTAATAGGAAGTTCTGATTTTGGTAAACCACTTGGTGATGAAGTAGATTTTACTTATTACAATAAAAATGATATTATCAATCTATTAGGAAAAAAATTTAGAGAATCTTGTGAGTTCCATCTTCCTACTAGAACTTTATTAGAGGAGACTGTAATAGATGCAACTACCCAACAAAGTATAGATAATCTTAGCAATTTAATTCAAAAATTAGAATCAGATAAAGTTTCGGAAAATGTTAAAGTAGAAAGAGTATCAGTTGCAATTCCAACTTATGGAGAAGTTAAAGATGCAGTTGTTTCAATTAAAAAAGAAGAAAAAATAATACCTGGAGTAGAAGAACCTATTGTGATTCAAACACCTGTAATGGTAACACCTGAAACAAATGTATCCGATGTTGTAAATGAAAGAGGTGGTTTCTTTGGTAGACTAAAAGGTAAAAAGAGAACAGGATTCTTAGGTAGAGATTTAAATCAAAACAAAATATCTAAGTTTTTTGGTGCTAAAAAAGCAGAAGGATTAGCGGGAGGCTCATCTGCAGGAGGCGGTATAGCAAATGATTTAGGTACTGAAAGAGGTGGAGTTCCTTCATCAATAGCTGGAATACTTAGAAAAAATAGAATTAAATAAATAAACAATGGCAGAAAGAACTATAGAAGAATTGGCTAATGATTTTACTTCTACTGGTACAAATCCAGGAGGTATTAGTGATTCTATATTAGCATCCGCCGGTGGAGGAGGCGGTGGTGGAGGTAGAAATGAATATGTTCCTCCTTATTCTATTGACCCATATACTAGTCCATACATACGACCTAGAGTTGTAGTTTTTACTATAAACACATATGCAAATTTAAGTAAAAAAGGTGTATTAGCAAAAGCGTTTTTAGATGGAGTAGAGGTTGAAGACCAGACAATTAGTAAAGGTAAAATAACTTTTACTATAAACGAACAAAGGTTATTAAATCCATCTACGTTAACTATAGTTAGTGGAGATTTAAAAGCAGAAAAATATTTTTTAATACAATGTAGAAAGGATGCTGAAAATGAAGTATCTATTATAGAATATAGTAACACAGAAGAATCACCGGTAGCAGCTACACCTGCTATACCTGTTGTAATTGAAACACCTGCGTTTGGAGGTGGAGCAGTTGATGTACGTGGTGGGCAGTTCGATGGAAGTGGTGGTGGAAGCTATGGAGGTGGAGGAGGAATGAGGGAAGTTAATCCAAATGATTTCAGAGGAGCAGGATTTGGATTAGCCGATGTAACTCAAAGAGAAAACCTACAATAAAAATATTTATTAACTAATGGCAGAGATAAGGGAAATAAAAGTAGCTTTTAATGATTATAGGGCAGATTTAACACTTGATGTTGGATTTGTGGGTAATATCCCTATGGATGTCCCATTATTAGCTTTACCTGAAGTTGTAAATATAACAATAAACAATTCACTATCAGATGGAACTGCTATAGCTTACTATAGAAACGCTGATAATAATGATGCTACACAAGTGTTGTATGCTAATACTGTATTAACGGTATTAAAAAATACAAAAGTATCAATTGGTAGAGCAAATCCAACTTTATTTAACATAACTAATATAAAGGTTACTTCTCAAGATGGAACTTTACTAAAAGATACTAACGCTAATTTATTCGATTTAGAAAATATTCAGCAACCGCAGACTATAGATATTACGAGTCAAAAGTTACTTACAACTGAAAATTTAGCTAGATTTATAACGGTATTAGATAGTGCTTATAAGTTTAATACTGAAATTGAAAATGAATTTACTATAAATGTTGCAACTAAAAATGCAACATATGTAAAATATTATTTTCCAAATCAACCTGGTGCAGATTCCAATGGAGCTAAAATTGCACCTGTAACGGAAGGTAGTGCTAACATTATACTTTCGAATCCAAATGCGGTTGGAATATATGAGTTGGTAATTATTGCAGGTAATGATATTTTAAAAGATGGTGATGAACAAAGAACTCGTATAAATGTAATAAGAGAAAGAACATATGGGCAACCAGATGTAACTAATATTATATTTGATAGAAATATCATAGAAGCTGATTTAAGACCATTAGATTTTGATTTTAACTTTGAGATAGATACTGTAAACTCAGAAGGAGTTGATGTATTCTTAGGAGATAATTTAATTTTCAATACTCCCATAGCAAACGGAGAAGCTAAAATTAAATTACCCGCTAAAAGTTTATATAATTCTTATAAAACTTTCTTTAACGAAACTGATAGTAACTATGAAATTACATTCAGCCTCCAACCATATTTTAATGGCATAGGAGGAAAGATAGTTGGAAAGAAAGAGAGTTTTACTGTATTCGTTGATAGAGCTAAATACTTAGTATCAAGTGGAGAAGTATTAGATGTATTTACTGGAGTTTTTTCTCAATTATTCTCAGGAAATGATACTAAGGCAAATTTCGAAGATAAGATTATTTTCGAAGACGACAAACACTTATATTATCAGATAAAAACAGATAATGATTCTTCGTTTGTAATAACAAATACTGCGGTAGATGATGTTACGTTTTCTTTGGAAAACGGAAAAATAGTTCCATCTAGATTTGAGGTAGACCCTGAGAATGGTAGTACTAAGAAGGTAAGAAGCCAGAGTACATACAATTCATTGGTAGTTAAATTGTTGGAGCCAATTGATGAAAATGTAGTTGAGAATCAGTTAGTATGGATAAGTAAACAAATCATACCTTCGATTGTAGAAACTATCATCATAAACGATACTGATACAAATGAATGTATAGAGTTAAAACCAAATTTTACCGTAGATGTAGTAGATGAAACGGGATTTGAGTTTTTTAATCAAATAGTGTCAAGTGGCTCTGTTACCTCTACTGATATAGTAAATCAGTATTTATCAAAATCTCAATTTAGTTTAGAAGACCTTAACATAGATTACACAAGTGGTAGTAATGTTACATCTTCGTATTTTGTAGTATTTGATAATTTTGTTAATTTCTCAAGTGCTAAAACTAGAATAGAGAATTTTCAATATAAGATAGAAACAATAGAAAACTGGGAAAACAAAATAACTAGTACTTTGTATTCTTCATCCGTTTTATCTACTTCTTCGATTTCATTATTAACAAGTGCTTCTTATAATGATAAGATAAAATCTATTACAAATGGGTTTGATGGGTTTGAAAAGAAGATGTACTTTGAATATGGAATAAGTTCATCAAATGCACAATTTTTTGAAATACAAACTGATTATGCAGAAGTTTATGATAGAAACAATAAAAACTATTTAGTAAAACATTTACCGCAATTCATTCAAGAAGATAATGGTAGTAATGAATTTTTAATCTTTATGGAAATGATTGGACAACACTTTGATGTTATCTGGTCATACATAAATGGCATAAATAGAATAAGAAAAATATCAAATAAATCAACTGATGGTATATCCGATAAGTTGGTTTATACTTTATTGGAATCATTTGGATGGGACCCGAAGCAACCATTTAGTGGACAACAATTATGGAAACAGGCTTTTGGCTTGAATGAAGATGGTAGTACTAATTCAAATTCAAATGTATTAGGAAATGATGTTGGGTCTTCATTTACTCCTGAACAAGCAAGAAATCAAGTTTGGAGAAGAATATTAAATAACTTACCATACCTATTAAAACATAAAGGAACTAAGAAAGCTATTAATGCTATTATGGCTTGTTATGGTGTACCATCTTCATTGTTAACAATAGTTGAGTTCGGAGGACCATCTGTAACAGGTTCACAAAGTACTAAATATACTTACGAAGATAGAACTGCGGCACTTAACATTGCTAGAGATGAATATCTTACCGTTGATTGGAAAGAAGGAACATCATTTAATGACCCTGATGCAATCGAACTTAGATTTAAAACATCTAAATTAGCGTTTGTATCACAATCTACAACTCTGTATCATACACAGAGTTTAGTAAACATTGGTGGAGCGGGTAGTGGTATATGGAATGTTAAATTAGTTCCATCTGGTTCTACCATATATGGTGATATAGTATTCCAAATGAGTGCTAGTAGTAATGTTTATATAGGTCCTGGTGTAGTAACATCGGGTTCTGAATTGGTATCAATGAGTATTCAAAATGTTCCCATATTTGATAACACCTATAAACACTTCACTATTCAAAGAGAGGTTATTAGTAGAGATGAATATGTTGGTAATACATTAACTAGAAGTTTGGATTATGAGCAATACACAATGTATTATAAACAAGCTAATGGTGATAGAATTAATGTTAGTGAATCTGATGAGTTAAATTTATTGATTACATCCGGTTCAGGTTCATTAGTTTCAAATGCAAAATATTACAATGGTATATCATGGTTAAGTGGTAGTAATGTTAATTTCGGTGGACAGAATGCAGGAGGAATTAGTGGCTCAATTGATGAGGTAAGAATATGGGGAGGTGCGTTGAGTGAATCTGTAATAACCTCACATACATTAAATCCTGATACAATATTTGGTAATGATGTTTATTCATCCAC